GATTTGTTCCGCATCGGCGAGTGGTACGGGTGGAACGGGAAGCCGAACGAGGGACAGCATGCCCTGGCGATTGAAATTGCGAAGGGAATTGTCGAGCGTGAGGTAAGGTGGGGCATCCGGAATTACTGCAAGGCCGGACCGGCTGACTCTTCGATCTACAATGTGGAGAACGGGATGTCCGTCGCAGCTGACATGTCAAAGATAGTGAGGTTGGATGATGGGAGTGTACACAAGGGAGTTCAGTTCACACGAGCCGATAAGAGGGCCGGGTCACGTAAGACCGGCTGGGAGCTCATGCGAAAGTACCTCAAGATGGCACATCCACAGAAGGGCTTACCTCGGGAACGTCCCGGCCTTTTTGTCGTTGATACGTGCGACCACTTTATGCGGACTGTTCCTGTTCTACCTCGTGACCCTCGGGATCCTGATGATGTGGATACCGATACTGAAGATCACGTCGGTGATGAGACCCGGTACAGGGTCCGCGCAGCCTCAATGAAGATCACAGGCGGCTCTACAGTCGGCCTTTACTAGCCCCTCTGGGTGATATATGCCCGATCGAAAGGATTTCGTCAATGACCGTCGCAAGTAAACATCCTCTGTACACCGAGCACCTTCCGGACTGGAATTTGCTTGACGTCTCCTATCGCGGTGAGCGCGTAGTGAAGGAAGAGGGCACCAGATACCTGCCTCCAACGTCCGGCATGATCGCAGATGGCATGGTCAATGCGAACCAGCCGGGATATAAGGCATATCAGGCGTATCGAACCAGGGCCGTGTTTCCAGAGTTCCTTTCAGACGCGGTGCAGACCGCGATGGGCATGCTCTGGTACAAGAAGCCACTCATCCAGGTGCCAGATCAGTTGAAGCCCATGCTCAGTCGCATGTCAGTATTCGGCGAGGACATCTACGAGTTCCTCCGCAGAGTACATGAGCAGCAGTTGGTCCTCGGTCGCGCCGGGATGCTGCTTGATCTTCCCTCAAATTCTCAGTCAGGGCCGGTGTTGCCATACGCTTCGCTGTACCGAGGCTTCCATATTATCAACTGGGATGAAGGAACACTTGAGAATGGTGACAAAAAGGTCCGTCTCGTAGTGCTCGATGAGTCCGAAAACGAGATGGATGCGTCTTTTTCATGGACAAACGTGAAAAAGCACCGTGTTTTGCGTCTCCAGGACACAAATGGGCCGTATTTTCAGGAAATTTACCGCGAAGAGGCCCTGACTGACACAATTAACCCGATTTTGCGCGGTCAAACCCTGAATGAGATCCCTTTTGTGTTCGTAAACAGCAAAGATCTCATGACCGAGCCGGATTTGGCCCCATTTCTTGGTTTGGCACGGCTTTGCATGACTATTTACCGTGGAGAGGCCGATTATCGCCAGAATTTGTTCATGCAGGGCCAGGATACGCTGGTCGTCATTGGAGCAGAGGATGGACCGGGCGAAAGCACCCGAGTGGGCGCTGGAACACGTCTAAACCTCCCAATCGGGGCCGACGCCAAGTATATCGGCGTGGAGTCACGTGGCCTCGAGGAGCAGCGTTCTGCCCTGGAAAACGACCGTCGAGCCGCCTCGAGCCGCTCCGGTACACTGTCCGACACAACTTCACGCCAGCGTGAGTCCGGTGACGCCCTCCAGACGAGGGTCGCCGCCCAGACCGCCACGTTGTACGATATTGCCGTCTCCAGCGCCTCTGGGCTTACCCACTTGCTGAAGATGGCTGCCAGATGGGTGGGAGCAGATGAAGAACAGGTATCGGTTCAGCCAAACCTCGACTTCATCAATCTGACTATCAATTCGAGGAATGTCGTCGAATTGCAGACTGCCAAGAACCTGGGAGCGCCTATTTCCCAGGAGACCATCCATAAGCTCATGAAAGAGCGCCGGATGACAGAACTTGAGTTCGCTGACGAATTGTCCAAGATAAAACTGGAAGAACCTTTAGTTGAAAACCCTGGCGATGAGAACCCCGCCCAGCAGAAGAAGGAAGAAGAAGGTGACGAAGGAAACTCAGGTGGACAAGGCGGCAGCGGTAGAGGAACAGCCGGAGTGTGAGGTAATTCAGTTGCCTGGCACCGAAAGGGACTACGATGAGGAGAACCTATCCACAGAATATGTGCTCGAATGCCTTGCAGCAGCCGAACACGTTGCAGAGCGCGATAATTTCGATCAGTGTATTGTTGTGCTACGCAATAGTGGTGATCCTGCTAGCGAAGACCTACAAGTGATCACCTCTGGCACTTTCCATGCGGAAAGTCTCAGTATGTTAGAAATCGCTCGTATCATGGTTACGGCGCGATACAATGCCGGTCTCACTTTTGACCGAAACGAGTTGCCCGACAACGCCGGGTGAGTCTACAGAAGAAACTGCACCATGTGGTGTAGTCCAACAAGGAGAATAAGAGCATGGCTCTCAAAGCAGTTTACGACAAACAGGACGACATTCCTGAAGCCCACCGAGACCTATTCGTTGAGAAGGGCGACAAGTGGGAAATCCAAGTTGAAGGCATGAAGACGACAGCCGACGTTGACCGCCTCAGCACGTCGCTCGAGAAAGAGCGCACCGACCACAAAGAAACCAAAGCCAAGCTGAAGCCCTTCTCTGGGCTCAACCTGGAAGATGTCCAGGCCAAACTGGACAAGTACGATGAACTTGAGGCCCTTGCCGGCACGAAGACCATCGACGACGATAAGATCAATGAGCTTGTCGAAAAGCGCATCAAGACGCAGCTGGCTCCAATCCAGCGTGAAAACGAAACCCTCAAGGCGTCAGTCGCCGAAAAGGACACGGCCCTCACTGAGTTCCAGAAGAAGGACACCAAGCGCACGGTCAACGACACCGTCCGGGATGCAGCCACCAAGGCCAAGGTTCGCCCTGAAGCCCTGCCTGACGTGCTCCTGCTCGGCGAACATCTGTTCAAGCCTACCGAAGACGGCAAGGTGGCGACAGCGGAAGGTCTTACACCAGACCTCTGGCTCGGCGATATGCAGAAGCAGCGTCCACACTGGTGGCCTGAGTCCTCCGGTGGTGGATCCAACCCTGGTGGAGGAGGCCAATTCTCCGAAAACCCATTCTCAGCTGAGAACTGGAATATGACCAAGCAGGGACAAGTCCTGCGGGAAAGCCCAGAGAAAGCAGAGCAGATGGCGAAGGCAGCAGGGACCACTGTTGGTGGTAAGAAACCTGAGACAAAACCTGCCGCGTAATCATTTAGGGCTTGCCCCTGATGATATTATGTTGATAGAAATCCGGAGTTCACATGGTTGAACCCCGGATTTTTGCTGCCATGGCGCAGTTTCCCCTGAAGAAAAACAAAAGTGCCATAACACCCCATAGGAGGAACCCATGGCTGTAACTAAAATTAGTGACGTAATCGTCCCTGAGATCTTCACCCCGTATGTTCAGAACCTGACCGAAGAAAAGATTGCCTTCTCTCTCGGCGGTGCCGTTGTTCGCAATGCGAATATCGACGGTCTCCTGAATGGTGGTGGTTTGACCTTCAACGTCCCGAACTGGAAAGATCTGGACAACGACGAAGAAAACACCGTGTCTGATGATGACACGACCAACTCAACCCCGAAAAAGACCGGCACCTTCCAGGAAATCGCCGTTCGGCTTTCTCGGCACCAGTCCTGGTCAAGCATGGACCTGGCTGCTGTTCTTGCCGGCTCCGATCCCATGGAAAGTATTGCCAACCGCGTCGCCTTTTACTGGGCTCGCCGTGCACAGGCTGTGATGATTGCAACGCTGACCGGCATCTTTGCCGACAACGCGGCTGCACCTTCCGGCTCCGAGCACGTTCAGGACGACTTGACTGTCGACATCAAAGGCGGTGGTTACTCCGCTGGCGTGACCGACTTCAACGCTGAGTCGTTCATTGATGCCGCTCAGACGCTCGGTGACTCCGCCGCCTCTGTTACTGCTGTTGCAGTCCACTCCGTGGTCTACTCCCGCATGCAGAAGAACAACCTCATCGACTTCATTCCCGATGCATCTGGTATGATCCAGATCCCGACCTACCTTGGTCGCCGGGTCATCGTTGACGATGCCATGCCTGCCGCAGCCGGTGTGTATGAGTCCTGGTTGTTCGGTGAAGGTGTGGTTCAGCTTG